GTTTTAAAAGGCTTTTCACTCATGTTTTACCTCCGAAAACAAAAAGGCAGGTACAAAAATATGTACCCGCCTAGTCGGTCTTAAGCTGACCATCTAAATTGATTGGTACTATTTTCTAATATATTTCTAAATTTGTCAATATGTTTAGTATCTGACCAAATCAATCCCATGCCTAAGATCGACTTATTTTTTGCCGGCCAAATATTCTTTTATAAGCTGTTTCATCACTTTCTTATCATGCTCGGTTGGTGGTTGACCATCGAAGCTTATTGCGTTCTCAATGGCTTTATCCAAATAGTTGTCGACTTTGTCTGGTGTTTTTCTATTAATTTTGCTTAAATCATTCAAGTTCAAACGTTGTAAGCTCCTCTTATTCATGTTTTCTAAACAGCTTTCTAAATACACGCTGCGATTCGCAGACGGCCCATTTTTCAGAACGCATGGTCTTTACACTGCGGGCGTTCGACAAATTGCAGTAATCGTAGCTGTAGTGAACGACTTCATGCAGGGAAGTTCTAATCCAGTCATCGTTGCTCTGATTGCAGTTGATATAGACGTCAGTTCCTTCGATATGGCCGTGATAGTGCGGGCTTGGGACATCAATAAACCAGAACCGCAGCTCAGGATATAAATCCTCAATAATCTCCAAGTCAGACATGGCGAGGCACCTAGATACGACGGCGGAATTTTTTGGCAGCCTGAACCATTTCGATAATTGCTTGACGTTCTTCATCGCTAATGTCTGGATCGATAGAGTAAGCAATCAGTTTCTGATTTCTGGTCAGAGGCTTTTCATCGTCTTCCCTGGGGTCGCGGCCGAGTAGGTAATCAGTGGAGACGTTGAATAGGTTAGCTAATAAAGCTAAAGTATCTGATCCAGGGATAGCTCTTTCGGTTTCCCAAGCGCCAATGGTTTGTTGAGAAACATGCATTAATTTTGCTAGATCTTTCTGAGTTAGATGTTTTTGTTTGCGCAATTCTTTTATATTGTTTCCTAACATATAATCACCACCAATTTTATTAGTATTCGTTATGTATATAATACTGTGTTACGGTTTTTAA